ATGGAAATGTTTTCCAACGCCTTGTCACGATGTAACTGTCCGTGTAATGGCATGGTCATTTCCCCCTATTAGTAGGCCACTTTGTTCTGATTGTTGATCTGAATCAGAACTTCAATGACGCTGTTTGTGCTTCCGGCTTCCAACGCGATCCCCAATGTTTTCGGAACAACGGATGATGCCGTGTTGTTCAACATGGCGGTTGCTTCGACCGCGTATCCTGTGGTTGTTTGTGCCATGACGACGGCACCGGCGGACACCGACGCACCGCATAGAACTTTGGCCGTTCCGCCGATAACAACCGGCACGGACGCACCTGATTCATACGATGTATCAGCGGTCACACCGACGATGTATGCCGTTGACGTGTCGCAAATCCCAACGGTATTTTTCGCCGTCGGCTTCACGATCACATAAGCGGTCATCGTCGCGTTTCCCTTAAAGGAAACGATATTCTGTCCACGAACCTGTGACATGATTATTTCCTTTGCTTCATCTTCGTGACGTTTTCATCGCCGGCGGTTCACGCCGGACGACTTGTCGGCACTACTTTACAGGAAAAAAGGTGTTACCCTTATTTTCCGACGGCGGATCGTTCCTTGTCCATCTTTTCGATGGCAATCAATGCGTCCTTGAAAGACGCATTCGGATGTTCCGCCTGATACTGTTTCGCCCTTTCGGACAAATCCTGTGACTGTCGGCGACCGGCATCGGATTGCTGATCGGTGTTCACGCTGATCACGTTCTGATCAACGAACGCGGAAACGATTTCATCCATCCCCATTTCCTTGTCGCCGATCGTGTATTTCTTTTCGACGGTGATGGAATTCAGGATGGCGAACAGGTGATCACGCTGTGCCGGAACGATCTTTTTGTCCGCGACCAACTTATCAACCTTCGCGTTCAATTCCGACAACCGCTTTTCCTCTGATGCCTTTTTGGCTTCCTGTTCGATCGCGTCAACCTTCGTTTTCATGTCGGTGTTTTCCTTCACGATCGCATCACGTTCGGCCGTCAATTTCGCGACCTGTTCGGTCAATTCGGCGACCCTCTTTTCTGATTCCGCCGATTTCGTTTCCAAATCGGTGACTTTCGCGACCGCTTCCGCCAACTGTTTCGTTTTGTCGGCGATGTCGGCTTCCAATGCTTCCTGTTGTTTTTTGTCCATTTGATTGTCCGTCCTTTCCATTGTATAGATTTTTACTGATTTGTCGGCCTGATCAAACACGGCAACATCGCCGTCGGCGACATACAACGACAAAATGTCATCCAACGTGTGGACGGCCGGCGTTTCACCGCCCAACAACGCCACCGCTTTCAGCAATCGCGGATACGTTTTGTTCCTGATCTTGAAATCCCAATAGATTTCGCACGATTGGCGTGCATACGCCTGACGCTTCATCAATTCATAAATCTTTTTGGGAACGTTTTTGAAATTGGCAAACAGTTTTTTGCCAACGCGTTTCACGTCATCGATCCATCCCAATGACGGCATCCCCGATACCACGGCCAACTGCTGTTCGCCGTCATGTCCCAATTTCAGGTATGGACGCATTTCGCGTTTCGTTTCCTTGAACCCTTCCACGATCTGATCCAAATCCTTCACCGTGTATGCGTCACCGTTCCATTCACCGCACGCGAATATTTCCACGTCATCGATGTTGAACGTTTCCGGTTCCTTTTGGCTGAATACGTCTCTGTGATCTTCGATCCACGCCGTGGCCTGATCGATGTCGAACACGGTTTTGTCGAACCGGATGGCCTGAACTTCCATGGAATCCGATCCGGACTTCTTGGCCAACACCAAACTGATGCCATCGGCCATCGGCTTCATCCGAAAGGATTCGGGATTGAACAAATCCGGCTGTTGAATCCGGTATCTGATCTCGTTTTCAGTTACGTCAAAACCGCTGTTCGTTTCAGGCATTTGAATGATCCCCCTGTGAAAAATATATCACAATGAACGTGTCGGCCATGTCACCAACCTGCCCATTGAACCAAAAGATTCGCCGATTTTATTGTGCAATCATCGTCGTCCGTCCTGTTCAAAACCGCGAACGAAATCCTGTCGCCGGCCGTCAATGCGAAATATCCACGCGTTACAAGATTGGCGATCGACGAATTCGAAATCGTCCTTTCACTTTCCGTCAATTCCGTCGCTGTCGTTGTCGATCCGTTGATCAGAAAACTGATTTCATAAACATTTCCGGCATCAACGGATGTGTTTTCAAGCGATGTTTGTGCGTATGCCAAATATACACCCGATTTCGGAACCGTGATTGAATCTTCATTCGATGTCCGTGCTATTCCGGACGATTGCGAAACCGTCATATATCCGGACACGGTAACGGTTGAATAAATTTCCTGTGCCAACGACAAAACAGTATTCGCGGACGCTGTTGAAATTTGACACCGTGGCAAACACCCCCAAAACAACCCATTGCCGTCAATTTTCGTTGTGAATGATCCTGAAAGATTTTTGATCTGAACGGTATCCGCCGTTGCCGTCGATGTCTGAATGATGACAAACCCTGTCGATCCGGATGTCAAACTGTCGAATTTCAAATACGTTCTGTTGTATGCGTATCCGGCCGGATTCGGTGACAATAAAAGAATCGGATCAGCAAGCGTCGGCGTTATGGATCGGCCGGCATAAGAATTTCCACCGATGCACGCGAATACCGTTCCCCCACTTGATGGATTGTATATATCGAGAGCAAAAGCGGTTGACGAATTCGGATCCATTATAATTTCCTGTCCGTTGAATCGCCATTGGCAATACGAATTGTTATCAAGGAAAAAACTGTTCGACGATGATCCCCATTGCGTTCGCGTTCCTTTCAGCCACGTGTTTCCGGTGACGGTCATCGATCCGGTGTCCAACGTCAACGATCCATTGATCGTCGTCGTTGTCGCATAAATCGGTTTTTGGACGGTCACACTTGATTTGAACGTGATCGGTGCCGTGAACGAATTCGTTGAATTCAGGACATCGCCGATTGCAATTCCACCGCCCTGAAACCTGTTTTCAACGGCGAAACAGGATACAAATGAGGATGCGAAAACAAAAAGAAAAATTGAGATCAGTTTTTTCATATTCATTGTGTCGTTCCCCTTTTCCTTATTTCAATTCCATGTAGAACACTTTTTCCGCCGTGGCGTTCAGCGATCGCATCCAAACTTTCAGCGTATAGGGAATGGACAACTGCCACGGTGCATCGTTCGGTGTCATCGTCAATCCGGTCGAAATGGCGACCGTGGCCGGCACGGATGACCACGTGGAAACGAACACCAACATGTTGCCCGAATTCGTATTGTATTCGTCCAACCAAATTCCGATCCGCGAAATATCGATGGATGCCGTTGACGGAACCGCCGTCCATTGGTGCGTGGACACGGTGACTTCGCCATATTGTCCGATCGCCTGAATTTCGGCCGACCGTCCACCTTCCGCCCTCAAAACGATTGCACAAAACATCAGGATCAAAACGAATCCGAACAACCTGAACATGGTTTTCATTGGATTAGACTACCCCCCATTTCACGAATTTCATCGATCGGGATTTCCGGCGATGTCTTATATTCTTCAAATTTTGTGATTGGCACCAACACGGATCGGCAATTGAAATGTGCCGGCGGTGTCACCTGATCCGTGTATGATCCGATTTCGAATATCTTTCCGTCCAATTCCGCACATATTTCGGACGTGCGTTCGTCCATGATGGCCGACCATTGATACGCTTCAACGATCTGTTTGGCCAACGGATCGGTTTCCCAATACGATTTCCGTGCCTGATTGTAAACTTCCGTTGTTACCGTCCGCGTGGTTGTTGCGATCCATTTTTCCGTTTCGGCTTCCATTTCGTCGCGAACCAATAGCACGGTTTCACCTTCACCGACACCGGCTTTGATGCTGTTCAGGATGATGTTTTTCGCCTTTTTCGTGATGTTGTCGCCGTAATCGCCGACGATTTTGAACGATTTCGCGTTCAGGTATTTCATAAATTCGTCCGGCATGAACGGATCGTTGTCCGCAAACTTTTTGTCGCCGTCCGGAAATATTTCGATCCGTGCTTCCTTGAACGCGGTTTTGAACAAATCTGTGAAATACGATTTCAACACGCTGTTCATTTCACGCAAAAACTTTGGTGCGATGTCGTTCACAAATTCGGGTTTGAATTTCGTCAAAAGACCGCGATCGCGGATTTGCTGAATCAAATCGTTGTATATTTTTTTGGCCGATGCCCCCAATTCCTTTTGAATGGCCTGTTCGCCGGCATCCAACGCCTGTTTGATTTCGGCGAAATCAACCTTTTTTTCGTATTGCGTCAACGGCCGGCTGAACCGTTGGCCGTGGCACCGGCACCCCTGATCCGGATCGGAATGATCCACCTGTTTGGCCGTGTGTCCGGTTTTGAATGGCCGGCGTGCGTCCGGCACCACAACCGGCTGATCTTCCGGCATTTCGACATCGCCTTCCGGAAACCCCAACACACGCCTGAAATAGTTTATTTCATCTTCCGACGGCTTCCAAACGCGTCCCTGAACCGCATCCGACCACGTTTTCATGTATTCCAACACGTCATCCATGGACAACGGCAAAAATTCAAACCAACACGGAATGTTGTTCCCGAAATTGACACGAACCAACGGATTGATCAGTTTTTGCGTAATCTTCCGCGACAAACTTTCGCGATCCTTTTTGATGGCCATCATAAAAACCTTGAATTGTTCTTTTCCCAACGAATACGCACCGCCGGACGTTTGATCACCGGACACGCCCAACAAATCCGGAACCAACAACGCCCGACCGATTTTCATGTTATAGAACGCCAACGCCTTCAAATACGCTTCCGATGAATCACGCGATGATTGTATGATTTCGATTTCGGTTCCCTTCGGAATGGCCAACGATGTGGCGTTTTGGATGGTTTTCAGAACGGAATGGAACCGGTTGATTTCGGTGTCGTTGAATTGATTGGAATCGTATTTGCCGACAACTGTTCCCGTGGCGAACCGTTCCAAATAGATTGCCAAAAACTTGTCGATGAAATTCTTTGCCTTCCACGGCTTGTATGCCGACCGCAAATCGGATTTGCCGTATGGATTGCCGAATTCGGATTGATACACGTGATGCAAAAACAATTCCGGCTGAAACGTTTTCATGCCGGTGTTCGTGTATTGTTCCACAACCACGACATCGCCTTTGTCGTTCAGAACGAATTGGAACGAATGTGGCGGACGCGTTCGCAACTGTTTGAAAACATACTTTCCGTTTTTCAGGACATACACCGGTTCCGTCATGCTGAAACCGTATTCATACGCGGAAAGGATGTCACGCAAACAATCATCAAACGTTGACGAAAGGCCGTTGAATTCGTTTATGCCTTCCAACGCATCGACGACAAAATCGTTTACTTTTTTGTCATCACAAACGATCTTCCATCCGGAATTTACGACGGAATCTTTTTTCAGGGAAACGCACACTTTCACCTGATCATCGTCCTTCATTTCGTCATAAATGTCGTAATTATTGCCGTTGCATAAATCGTCCGGATTGTATGGGAAAATGTAGGATGGCTGAAAATTAGGCGACCGGAACAGGGTTTGTGCTTCGCCCTCTGATCCGGTCATTGTCGGTTTATTCGATGCCGTGTCCTTCGGTTTGCTGTCCAATGAGAATCGCAGTTTTCCAATCCCCTTTGGCCGATCGCCTTGAAATGCGATACATCTGAATGGCAATGGCCGTGGCAATCACGTTGTCGTCATGTTGATTTGATTCTGCCATATATTTACCATGGGAATGTGAAAATGTCAACAACTCTTTCAAAAACGTGATGTCGTGCCACAAAATTTCCGGCTGAAATTCGTTGATGTCGTCGTCGGTGTTGCCTTCAACCGCCAATTTCAACGCATCCAACATCATCGGCCGTGAAATTGACGTCGTTTCCCACCCGATCTTTTCCACGCCGGCCGAATTGCGGATTTGATCAGGCCGGTATAAATTCGGATATTTGTGGATTTCCTTCAACGCCAAAATGACGGCGTGGCCATGGTTGTTGCGTTCGACCGCCAACAAACAATTGTTGAATTCACGGCACACGCGATCGCACACGGACGCGAACACATCGACACCGCACGCGTCGCGGAACCGGAACGCTTCACGGCGTTTGGTGACGTTGATGATCTTCAACACCGACGGATCGCCGACACCTTCCGCCGTGTCCGCACCGGCCACATACGTGTCCGACTTGTCCGGCCGTTCGAAATACGTGAACACGTCATCGTCCTTGAAATATGGTTCCTTTTCCTTTTGTTCCTTTGCTTCCTTGATCAAGGCGAACACCTTTTGTGCGTCGAAAAACAGTTTCGCCGATGTCATAAATGCTTCCTGTTCGTTCTGTGGGTATTCCTTTGGAAATTCGCGTTTCAATTTCGACCGCATACCGCGTCGCCACAACAATTGTTCGTCATCGATGTTGATCCCACGCAACAACCGCGTTTCGGCACACATTTTCTGTTCGTCCGCCGTCCGTTTCAGGATCATGCCGTTCAACGGTGTCCGGTATTCTGGCATTTCGAACCATGGGAAAAACCGTGGAATGAATGCGTTCTGTCCGGCCTTTGCTTCCATGAACGTTTCGTATCCGTCATTGGCGATGCCGTTGCCGGTTGATTCGCCGGTGATGTTGGCACGGTTTTCGTCGCATGCACCGATGGACGCACGCACGCGTTCGTCATCGCACAAACACCATTCGCTGATGTGCAAATTGTGGATGCCTTTGGATCGGATTTCCAACGAAACGAATATTTTGGAATTTACATCAACGAACGAAAACCCATGTTTCGAATATTCGTCGGCCTTCGGCTTCACCTGATCCGGCATGGAATTGTATGCCGTCCGCAATATGCCAACCAATATGTCCAACGATTCGCGTTTGTGTGCTAACACGCCGGTGTCCGTGTTTCTGTGGAATATGGAATCGTCCAACCACCACAACAACCAAAACGTGCTGATCCCGATTTGACGCGGTTTTATGGTGATGTGCCGGATCGGACGGCCGGCCTTGATCTGTGTCTGGATGTCGTTCAGGATTGCGGTTTGCGGTGAATTGAATTTGATGCGGATCAGTTTTCGATCTTTGGTTTTGATTTTATACAGATTTTGAATCCGCCACACCTTGTCGTGGAAATTCGGAAAACGGATGATTGGTGCCGGCTGTTCATTGTTTTGTGGATTCGATTTCATCAACAACCGCCTTGTATAGCGAACCGTGATCGATGTTTTCGGTTGAATGGCCATGGATCAGGCGTTCGCATTTCAACGCCTTTTCCAACGACGTGGCCAACGACACCAAATCGGACGGATCGATGGGACGCGTGAACCGGACGATGCCATTGTTTTTCGTGATCCGGCCGGCCTTCATTATCTTCCGAATCCGATCTTTGATCGTCACCCACATGTCCAGATGATCCACGTATTGATTGGCCAACGCGGTTTCAACCTTCTGTTCGGCACGTGCCAACGCACGACTTTTCAACGCCTTCCGTTCCTTCACCCAACCGCGTGCATTGATCATAAAATTTGACGGCGATCCGAAATTGTATTTTTTCACCATATCCGTCAACGACATGTTCGATGACATGTATTCCAATTTCAGTTTGTGCCAATCGTATTTTTTGGAATTAGTCACGTGCCGGCGATCCTTTCGTTGATGGCACAATTCCTGAATTTCAATGCTTCCTGAAACGCTTCCAAATCTTCAATCGACCGGTTCAAACAATATATTTCGATCCACACGCGGTTTTTCTGTGCCGATGGTTCGTGCCATTCCTTTTCCAATTCGGCGATCCGTGCTTTCCTGTGTGCGATCAATTGCGTCAATGCGTCCATTCTCAATCCCCTGTCATCGGACACGTGTCATCGCTGAAAACGCACCCATCCGTTGCATTGTGCGGACACCCACGGCACGGATCATCAGGATCGTTGCATTCGTTCGACCACGGCATTGACGACATCGTGGTGCCGGCCGTGTCGTCCATTTATGGCATCCGTTCCATCCATCTGAAAAACCATTTTCCACATGATGCGTGCATTCCGTATCCGACCGCACCACGGCACCGGCATCGCCTGAATTTATTCATATACCATTTCCACAAAAAATGAAACATTTTATTTCATTCCGTCCAACCGGTGATCGTCATGGATCGCCAACGGAACCGCCGGCGTGATCGATGTCGCCGTTGAATTGATGATCGCCTTCGCCTTTTCAGGATCGGAAACCATGGCCGTTCCGCCGGCCTGTTGAAATAGCGTTTCCCTGATCTTTTGTTCGGCGATTTCGTCAAACGTCGGAATCGATGATGCCTCACGGCACACCCAATCCATGGCATCGTTCCATTTCCGTGGATTCATTTCGCCGGCACGGTAGAACGCCCCGATCGCGTCGCGGTGCCGTCCCATCAACGCCAAACACCACCCGATCATCATCAAAATATCTTCCGACGGCCGGACATTCATCAGCCAATTCAGGTGTTCCATGGCCTGTTCCGGCTGTTCCATTTTGTAATAATACACGGCCATCTGATACCGGAACCGGAACGAATCGCCCAATACCTTTCCGGCATCAATCAGCAATTCCGCCTGTTTGTCCGGCACCTTCATGTATTTGTCGAAAATGAGATTGCCCCACGCTTCCGGAAACCGTGGCCACATCGCGATCGCATCTTCATATTTTTTGGCCTGATACAATTCGATCGCCGACTTGATCTTTTTCATGTTGTCCAACACGGCGTTCCAATCTTCACGAACGATCTGTTCGATGTTTGCCGGTGCCTTTTGAACGTTCCGCGTCAACAAATACGTTTGGCCATACGACAAATGATCTTCCTTTGTTATTACAAGGCCGGTTTTGGTGAACAGGTTTTTCAACGACTGATTCGAAAACACGTTCAGATGGTTTTTGTGGAACAGGTGTTCGAATCCGTTCATCGGCAAACCGCTTGATTCTTCCAACATGTCGAACCATTCCGGACAACTGATCAGCCACGTTCCGCCACCGGCCATCAAATCCGTCCATTCCTTCAATTTCACGTCCGGTTGTTGCACGTGTTCCAATACGTGGTATAAGGACATAAAATCATACCGATGTTTTGTTTGGATTTGTTCGGTGATCATCAGTTTATAAAACGATCCGGCGAACCGGCGATGCGTTAATGCGAATTCGGTGCCATACGCGTCATGGCCTTGCTGTTTCAGCCAATGCACGAAATATCCGGTTGAACACCCGATGTCCACGGTTTTCATCTTCCGCGTTCCGATCCCCTTCAACCATTCGTTGATGAACAATTTGATCTGATTCAATTTGTGCGTGGTTGTGATCAGGTTCATCGTGTTCGGTGCCTGTCGGTATTCGTCGCGATAAAACCGGTTGTATTCCGTTTCCGGTTTATCGGATATGTGTGCCACCGATCCGCATTCCTTGCAAATGGCCAGATTGGATTGCGTGTGCAATCCGGTTTCGTGCCAATTCGATGCGTCGCAAATGTAACATTTCATCGTGTCGCCCCCTTTATTTTACGCATTATATTTTTTCCTGTCCGACTTCATTTTTTCGCGTTTGTCGGTTTCGATGTCAACTTTCAGGATCGCGAACACGATCTTCGGCACGCGGTATCCGGCCAACCGCAACCGCTTCATCCGCTTCCACAACGATTTCGCATTGGGATCGCTGAAAGACATGCCGTCGAATTCCTTTCCGATTCGCTTCAATTTCGCTGTTGCCAAAAAATCATGCTGTTTTTGATACGATTCATAAAACGTTTGTGTGTTCACGTCGTGGATTTTCGGCACACGGCCGACATACCGGCTTTCGGCCACTTCCGTGTGATACGTGCCAGCGCAATCGAACCAACAATACACGTCTGATTTGTAATTGTCGGACGACCACCGGCACAAACTCATAAAAGACCACCCCCGAACCCCACCTGTTCCGGCAATCCGTTTTGTTTGTAATACGTGGCGAAATCGCACAATTCACGCATCTGTTGCGGATCGGCGGAATGGACGTGATCGCGGAAATCGGATTGGTTGTGATCCAACGTGAAATGCTTTTCAATGGCCACGGCACCCATGCGGATCGCGTTCCGGCACGCCATGATACCCATGCAATGATCCGAATATCCGACCGGCCGTCCCAATTCCGATTTCAGCAACGCCAATTTCCACAACATCGCGTCCTGTGCCGGATATTCGCACACGCAATGCAATGGCACGGCCTGTTTTATGTCGCAAAATTTCGCCTGAACCGTGGTGATTTTGTGCGGTATCGAAATGAATGTGTTTTTGGTGTCCCACCGGCGGATGGTTTCGGTTGTGAATTGACGTGCCGGTATTTTGTGGAAATCTTCAACGTCGCGGATGTATTCGAACTCGTCCGACCAAATTGAGAACATGACGGCTTTGTGTAATTTATGCACCAAATCGATGATCGTGTCATATCCTTTTCGCCCCAATTCAAAGTTTTTGTAAAACGCGATCTGATCCTTTTGGCGTGCGAACCCTTCACCGGTTCCGGCCTGAAATTTCAGGATGTCGGCACCGCATTCAACGGCCGAATGCACCATGGCGATGGCACGGCCGATGTCGCCTTCGTGGTTGTTCCCGATTTCGGCGATGACGATTGGCCTGTCAATGGCAATCATCTTTTTCCACGTTTTTCAGTTTATTCGCGACCAATGACGACACCAAAAAAATCATCATCAACAGGAAACAAAACCATGAAAAATATATGACGAAACACACCATTGCGTCGTGCAATTTCATTCCGTGGCATCCCCTGATCGCAACAACACCATGTCCAACGGCGGAACAGATGATACAAACGGCTGTTGTTCGCATTCGATCCACGCCCGACAAACATCGGCAACGCCACGCATGTTCAAAACCGCACATTCTTTGGCCTTGTCCGACCACCCCGATTTTTCGATGTCAACGATTTGCCGGTTGATCAAATCGATCACCTTCTGATACGCTTCGATTTTCGCGTTCATTGGCCGGTTTCGATCCGGCGTTTCATCTGTGGCCGGCGTGTTTCAATCTTTTTGAATATCAGGCCGTCGCTTTGCGGATGCAAAACGGCAATGAATTGGCGACGCATGGCCGGCGATAAAAACCGTTTGTGGACGAATATCATGGACAAATACTGTTTGTGGATTTTCAACCTTTCGGCCAATTCGGTTTTGGACATGTGGCGATCCGCCAACATGTTTTCAACAACATTTCGTTTCAACAATACCCTGATTCCCATATTCGCACCCCTTTTTCAATATCGCCAATCACGTGTCCGGCACAACGATTCCCACCGGCTGTTCAATTCCTTTTTGACGGCTTTTTGGTTCCTGATCGTGGCCGGATCGGACATCATCAGCCGTGGCATGTTTTCGGCCACGAACCGTTGCCGGCACCACTTGTATATTTTCGATTCGATTCCCAATATGTTGCCTTGCACCTTGTCATATTTGTGCCGGCGTGCGTATGATGCCAACGCCATTTGAATCTGTTTCCTTGCACACATGGCCTGATGGATGGATTTGCCGGCCATCATCTTTTCCAAATCCCAAATCGTGATCGCTGAAAGTTTCACCAATTCCATGTCCGTGATCATTGAAACCGTCACGTGTTTTCACCTTCAATGAATCCGCGTTTGAAATGGTAGTATTTCGGCCTGTCCTTGAAAATGTAGTTTACGCCTTTACTGATCGAATTTGTTGATCCGATGTTCATGGCCATCGGCACGATTTCGTTCCATTTGCCCGAAAACGTCGGTTCCGCCGGCCGGATCACGCACACGTGGCCGTGCGGTTCCGCCTTTTGTCCGGCGATCACCAAATGGCCACGGTTCGCCAACAACTGTGCTTCCAACCCATTCGGCCAATCAAAATTGAAACCGTCCTGATCCATCACCGCCACCATCTGATTCGCGGTCATGCCCCTGAACCCCACGAACCCATACACGCACGCGATGGCGTTCACGGCGATATTGCAATATGACTTCCCATCAGCCGGTTTGTATTTCGGATGATCGTAAACGAAACAACACATATCGATCAATGAAAATTTGTTCATTCGCTTTTGCATTTGATCGCCTCAAACCCCTGTTTTCGTTCCGATGATTCGTCCTTGCTCAAACTGTCCGGACGTTGCCGATACATGAACAACGGTTCCGGATTGTATGAAACCGCGAACCGTGATTTGATCCGCGTGTATAAATCAAGGCCGTCACAATGCTTCAACCCTTCCGTGAACCTGATCTGATTGATCAATTTCGCGTCCATCAACGCACATCCGGCGTGGTGATAGACGTGGCCGGCGACCACGGCACCGGATGATCCGTCCGGCTTCAATTCCGTGTATGCCGGATACACGATCGCCGAATTTTCCCTTTTGATCTGTTCCAACATCTTTGGAATGGCGTGATGCAATAAGATGTCGTCGCCATCGACGCGGATGATGTATCGGCCTTTCGCGTGCGACAACGCCACGTTCGATGACGATGCCAACCCCATGTTTTTGGCATTCGACAAAACCGTCATCGATTTCGTGTGCTGTAAATATCCGGCGAATTTCAGGATTTCACGCAAGGTGCCGTCCGTTGACGCGTCGTCCACGATGACGTATTGGACATCCAATCCGTTTGAGAACACCGATGCCATCGTTGCACCGATGAATTTTTCAACGTTTTTGGCACACGTGTAAATTGTGACTTCCGGCAAATGGTTGTATGCCATGATTTCCGGATTCCGATCCACCCACGAACAGATGTCGTCAACTGTGGCATTGGTTCCCAATTCCTTCAAAATCACATCCAACACCGCCTGATCAGCCGGATAATCCATCGTCAACCGGTATGGACGCACGATGGATTCGCGTGGCCTGAAAATGGACACGGACGGCACCGGACATCCATCGCCACGGACGAAATACGAAACGTGTTCGATGTGTTCGCCTGTGTGCTTATAGCACGCACGCATCAGATTGGCGATGTGAATCACTTCCACGCCGGCACCTTCCACGATCGATGGACAATACATGTATCCGATTTTCTGTGCCTTGCACGCATCCACCATGGCCGTCATGGTTTTGCTGTCGATGATGATGTCGTCGTGCGTGATCCTGATCACATATTCCGGCACCTTCATCGCACACGCCGTCACCGCGTCCATCATCCTGTGCATCGGCGAATCCGGATTGCCGTCAAATATGGATATGTTTTCGTGAAATCCGATTTTGTTGTATTCCTGATTGCATCCTTCCGGCACGGCCAAAATGGTTTGGAAACCGGAATGTTCAACGCGTCGCAATATGTGTTCGATGGCCGGAATGCCGGCAACGTCCGCGAACGCCTTTTTGTGCAACCGCTTTGAATTCGGCGTGGAACAGATGACGATGACGGCATCTTCACGCATTTTCATGGTTTGCCCCCAATGTCTTTGTCGTTCACCATGTTCCGGCGATCGTCCTGATACGCCATCCACGACGTGCAGTTTTGGCACGTGGACGAATTCAGGAACGCCGGCACGCGTCGCAACTGCCCACGCAATTCGATCAGTTTCGGCGACTTCCAAATTTGTTCGATCGATTGCGACCGCACATCCCCGACCGGCATCGATCCCCAATAGTCAACGCAACACGGATATGCCACGCCATTGGTTCCAATCGTGAGCCGTTGCGATGGGTATCCGCAATACAGCCGTTGCAAATCCTTTTTCCCGAACAATTCCGGCTGAACCGGTGCCGATCCCGAACGATCAAACGCATGGTGTTCGGAAATGTGGACGGCGTTCCCGAACACGGCCAAAACGTCGCCTTTGAAATCTTCATTCCGGTTCTGATCCGTGATCACGCGTCGCACCCACACGTTTTTGCATTGCATACGCAACAGGTTCAGGATGTTTTCAACCACAAATTTGATGTGTCCGCCTTTCCGCATGACGGCATACGTGGCCGGATTCATCGAATCCAACGAAATCATCACCTTTGTGCAACGCACCAATGCCGGCACCGCGTGTTCCGGCCAATTGCCGTTGGTATTGATCAGCAATTCGTGGAACCGTTGTTTCGCCCACGCGTGGTTGATGATGTCGCCAATGTCCGGATGCAACGTCGGTTCCCCACGCCAATTGAATTTCAACGCCGGCACGCCCAAATCCGAACATTGATCGATGATCCTGATCGCCATGTCATAATCCATGAA